CGCTCGGCGGCTGCGAACGCGTTAGGCATCAACGAACGCACCCTGCTGTCGCGGATGAACAAGATGCGCGCCATGGGGCATGCCTTGCCAGAGTCCACCTACCGGCAACCTACGGCCATTGACCACGGCGACTACGAGTTCACCCCGCTCCCGGACGATGACGTTCCCATTGAGGAACTGATCGAGCAGCGCAAGCGCAAGTTCCTGCACAAGCAGGAGCATGAGGAGGCGTCCAAACTCATTCCCATCAAGGTCAAGATACCCGGCGCCGTAGGCATCCTGCACTTTGGTGACCCGCACGTAGACGACGACGGCTGCGACATCGCCGCCATTGAGCGCCATACGGCCCTCGTCAACGCCACGGAAGGGCTGTTTGCTGCCAACGTGGGCGATACCACCAATGCATGGGTGGGTCGTTTAGCAAGGCTTTACGCAGATCAAGCCACTTCTGCAGCTCAAGCATGGCGGTTGGCTGAATGGTTCATTAAAAGATGCAAGTGGCTGTACATGATCGCCGGAAACCATGACCTATGGGCAGGGGCTGGCGACCCATTGAAATGGATTGCTCGCCAACAAGAAGCTCTTTACAAGTCGTCCGAAGCGCGGATCGCCCTTAAATTCCCGAATGGCCGTGAAGTGCGAATAAATGCTAGGCATGACCACGCAGGATCAAGCATTTGGAACCCCGCGCATGGCCCTATGAAAGCCGCCATGCTAGGAACCCGCGACCATATTTACGTGGCGGGTCACAAGCATGAAAGTGCTTATAGCGTCCTAAAAGACCCTAGCAATGGAATCACAATGCATGCCATCAAAGTGGCTAGCTACAAAGTTTACGACCGTTACGCAAAGGAAAAGGGGTTTAGAGATAATGCGCTATCCCCTTGCGCGGTAACAATTATTGACCCCGACCTGCCGCCAGATCATCCGGACATGGTAAAAGTGTTTTGGGAGCCAGAAGAAGGCGCAGAGTTTTTGGCTTGGAAACGCAGAAAACGTTAAGGCATGTCAGGCCAAACGCGATTGTTTTTTGAGTAATTTTCTGAAGCGGAAATGATTTGCAAGTTGGCTTCGCAATGCAACCCGCAAACGCGTTTGGAAATTAACGGAACGATATGGTCAACGTGATGGCCTGGCTTGGCCTGGCACTCTTGATATATCGCCGCAATCGCTTTTGCGTCTGCCCATAGCGGCACCGCATTCAACATCGCTGCTCGGCGTTTGCTTGATAAAGCCGCTACAGCAGCAGGATTGTTTTTCTTCCACGCCAACTTCCAATGGCGAGCTTTTTCCGGATTTGCAGCGGCCCATGTCCTGCTTATTTCGTTAAGTTTTTCGCGGCCAATTGAAGCGACGCGAGCTTTGTGCGCTACGCCTCGATTACGTTGGTTCCAGCGCTTTGACGCGGCTCTTGTTTTGTCGCGATTTTCGCTAGCCCATTTGGAATAGCGAGCCAAGTAACGGTCTTTGTTGTCGCGCTGCCATTTCGCAGCCGCAGCGGTATTGCAGGGCTTGCAACTTGATTTGTGACCGTCCTTGGATCGTGAAAACCGATGAAATTCGGTTAGCGGCTTAGTTTGGTGGCACTTGGTGCATTTCTTTTCCATTGTCCAATTGTACACACTTTTCGGCGCAAGCCTGTCTGAACAGCTCCCGCTCTCGTTTAGTCCGAAGTGTGCAGAACCGCTGATGAAGGCGGTTCACGATGCTCCACCGAGACTTCCCGTCAATCTCCTCGTTGAGGGCCGTAAGTACCTCGTCCTCGGTCATGGAGGAAATGGCGTCGTTCAGTTCTTTCCAGTTCATTTGCTCATCCGTTGTAAGTAAAGCGTTTGCAGGGCGACCACCGTATCTTCGGGGTCGCGCCCCTCGTACCACTCGCCCTTGGGCTGGAATAGCCCCTGAAACCGTTTCTGGCCGTCAGAGAGCCGCCCGCCCTTTGCCTTGACCTCAACCCAACAGGTATACGCTTTGCCGTCCTGTAGCGGCTTTACGGCGAGCAGGTCGGGTATGTCGTGACCGGCGCTGCCGAAGTCGATGACCTCAAACCCTGCTTTGCGCAGGGCTTGGGCTATGTCCTGATGGTTGTTGTCCCGGCGTTTGGCGTATCGCATCCCGACAGTATGCCAATTACCCAAGCAATTCAAAATTCTGATATGAGGCAATGGCCGATTCCGACCAATACGCCGCGCTCGCGTGACGCTCAATGCGCTCCATCAGAGTGATGGCACGAACATACCGCGAATTTGAGGTGTATCGGCCTTTCCAATGAACGTCTAACCCGACGTTTCGAGCGACGTTGCAACTGTCCGCGCTGGCTAACGGCAATTTGCTAAAAACGCCGGGGTCAAGCATTCGCAGTCCGTGCAGTTTTACCCTCGGCCTCCCTTCCTCGTCGCAAATTACGCGCATTGCCTCTGCCATGCGTTTCCACCAGGGATCATTTCCGACCTTGGCGTACACGCCAGATGATCCAAGCGCCAGTCTTGGGTATTCAAGCAATCTCTCAAGCCGGTCTAATGACTCATGCATATGCCAAACGGGAACCGACAACCATTTCGGCAAGCCCCAATCGTTTAGCAAAGCGTCATTGTCTTGTTCCGATCCGTCAATCTTGTCGGGGATGATGCACCACTCCACCGCAGGGTGCCTTATCCACTTTTCGGCCCAAGCCGCATATCCAGAAAAATCGTAAGTTTTGCCCTGCCGCCACGCACTAAACGCGCCATTGTCCAAAACAACCGACTGGCAAATTTCTGCGGCGATCTCCATTTGCTCCGGGTGTTCGTAACTAACCATCGCGTGTTTCGCCGCAAATGACTTGATCATGTCGCCAACCGGAGTCATTGGGGTGCCGTGGTAATGAATCATGGAATGCCAATCAGTTTGTGAGTTTGCAGAGAAAGCTTATAGCCGTATTTTTTGCAAGCGTCTACGCAAATCTTCATGGCGCGACGACCATTGCTAACCGGTTGCAAATACACCGGAACGAATTGGTTCACGTGCGGCAAAACCTCAACTTGCAGCCTTGTTATATCGTCAGCGGTCGTTACGACCTGTTTTATTTCGTTAGCGGCCTTCAATGCTTGCGCTGACAGCGGCTTAAAAAACTTTGGACTAACCGTAATCCAAGCAGGGCCATATACGTCATAACAACCGCTGGTTTCCACTTGAACAGACCGGCCTTCTGCCCACAGGCACTTTAGCAATCTGCGGATGTTTTGCTCAAACGGCTCCCCGCCCGTGATAACAACGTGACGGGCATCATATGGCAGCGCTTGAAGGATGTCGGCTAAAGCGGTCGGGCTTCCTTCATGCGGCCAAGTAGTTTTGCTGTCGCACCATGAACACCCTACGTTGCAGCCCTGCAAACGGATAAACCAAGCTGGCGTGCCAGAAAAGTGGCCCTCGCCTTGAATAGAAAAAAACTGCTCATTCAATCGCCATTCTGACGGGCCTTTCGTTCCGATAATTGCGCCAAAATGGCGCATGAGCGGGCGCACGTTGATCCACCGGCTCATTTGTTGTTCAACGCCTTTTCGGCTTCAGCCGAGAATGTAAACCCATCAATGCCATAAGAGTAGACCGTACCGTCTGCCCAGACGACCATGAACTGCCCACCGGCATACTTCCAGCAGCCGTAGGCTCCGACCTTGCCGCCCTTTTCGGTGGTGTAGACCATGCGCTCATCCTCCGGGCATTGCGCCTGTACCGTGGTGAACACGATCTGACCGCCGTCGCTGTTGGTGAAACTGCCAAGAATTGTGAAGTCCTGTGCGACTGCGATGCTGCTGGCGAGCGCCAGGATTGACCAGATTTTCATTTTTCCTCCGTTAATCAATGGATCGGTCAGGTGCGTCTGCCGAGGCAGGGCGCTCATCAACCTTGTATGCCTTGCCTTCGCAAGACGGGACGCTGTGCCAACCGAAATGCGTGGCGTGGGAACACCAGATTTCGTTTGCCGTGCGTGTGAGATATGCCGACCAGAAACAGGTGCGGCAGATGGCGAGGGGGTCGGTCATTGGCCCCTCGCACGAATGGCGCTGACAATTTCCTCTCCGTTGGCGTCGCAGATGCACCATTCCAAGATAATTTGGCAAACCGCATCCCGCTCACGCTCAACAACAAGGGCGGCGAAGCGTTCAAGCAATCGCATTGTCCACGGGTCAAGTTGTCCCGCGTGGCCTTTGTAATCTTTTGTGACTACCTCGCGGTGCGCCTCTCGCGCCAGTCGGATGATGTCGTCGCGGGTCATGCGAAAATGTCCGGGATAACGCGAGGCGTGATCAAGCGATAACTCGCATACTTCTTGCCGTTGCGAGTTTCGTACTCGGTGGTAATGCACAGCCCCTGTCGCCGCAGGTCATCAACCCTAGCGGCCAACCGAAAGCACCCGTAGTCGCGTAGCGCATCCAGCGGCGTGATGCTCTTGCCGGATTCCAGATGCGCCCTAATCGCATCAACCTGTGTCATACGTTACCCATCCTCTTGTTTGCTGATATGGTTCGATAAACGTCAAGGACAATCTGTTCGGTACTGCGCTTGTTATTGAGAAACGAATACAGCTGTAGCGCCTTGACGTACTCTTCATGCGCCTCAACGGTCTTGGAGTGTTGGGTAGCGGTGGCCTGGCGCTCGGCCACCGTCCCGTCTGCGTGGGTAAACACGGCTTCGCGGGTGCGTTTGTAGAAAAACTCTGCCCGCTCCACCTCGCCCTTTGCCATTGCGCATTTCTCGTCGGTATCAACGAGGAACCGCAATGCCTTCTCTGCCCGATCTTCGCTGATCATACGCCGCACATCCCTTCGCATTCGTTGTTGAACATATCGACCTGCCCATGGTCGGCAGCGGTGGACAAGTCCACCTCGTCAAGCGGAACGCAGGATCGGTGCATAAACTGCCGTCCGCGTATGCCCGGTTGTTGCCGGATAGCGGCATCCACCTCAAGCGCATCTCCCCACGCTTCAGGGTCGGCCTTAATTGCCCGCCATTCGTGGTCGGAGTGATACGGGCATCCGATGCAGGATGACTTCGGCGGCAGCGGGTAGCCTTTGCGCTCCATCCAGTTAAGGCAGTCGTGCCGCGCCATGCCTTTCTCAATCAACGGCCAGCGATGCACTTTCCACGGCTCTTGACTCGGCTTCATACGCATCGCCTCGTCGGTGCTAATGCCAATAAGCATTTCGCACAGCACTTCCTTGGCGCGCTGTCTCGGCACAAGCCCAACTAACTCCCGAGTTTTTTTGGTCAAAGGGCCGATCTTGTACTCGGCGGTGCATTGCCGCCGCCCCATCGCCCTATCCCCGTTCGGCATCACCATGTGCCACGGAATAGCGGCAAATCGTTGTCCCGTGGTATTTGAACGGGACAATGCATCGGCTCGCAAATCTCCACGCTGTACTCGATGCACCGGAAACGGCAGTTGTTGCTCTAGCCAGTCAAGCCAGTCGTACACTTTACGAGGCTCCCATCCGGTATCCGCAAAGATCGCCGCTTCAACCGGCTCAATCTCACCGTGAGCAATCATCAACGCCATTGTTGATGACTGCACTCCGGCCCCTAGTGACAAAAAGCGTTTCATCAGAACGGCGGCAGTTCGTCGTTCAGGTCTGCCGTCCCCCAATTGTCCTCGGTGACCTTCTGTGCGGGCTTGGGCGCTTGCCCTTCCTTCTTCTGGAAGGATATGGACAAATACCCCATGCCGCCCTTGGACTGCTTCTTCCACGCGGACAGGCGAAACTCCACCCCGTCTACGTTGCAGTCGCCGGTGTAATCAGGGCGGGCAGGATTGCCCTTCTTGTCGTTGGCGAACAATGCGCCCCTATTAGTCGGATCAAATGGCATTTTTCATCTCCTCAAGTGCTTTGACTTTTACATTCAATTCGCCAAGGAACTTCTCGACCTCGGCTTCCAACATCGCAATGCACTCGTCGTCACGCGGGATGCGGACGATAAGCAACTGCAAACCTTCTGGCATACGCGGGTCGTAGGACACCCAATCTGCCCACGCCGCTCCGGTACAGGCTATCTGCCATTGCATTTGGTAGTAGTACTTCTGCGGCGCCTCCCGAGTCATCAGGTACTCAATATGCTGGGCCGTCTGCGGCGCTTTGAGTTCCAAACATCCCCCGCCCACCAGCCCGTCAGGGCTTGCCCCTGTCATCGGGATACGCGGGTGCGGGATAAACCCCACCTCGGTTACGAGTTCGCCGGTACGGGCAGAATACGCAGCCCGTGCGGCGGGTTCCTGGTCAATCCCCCATTGCATCGCCGCATTGGTGAACGACTCTGCCCGTGTCCCGGTGAGGTGCTCACAGACCAGTTCGGCCATGTAGTTGGCTCGACTTGCCCCGTAGCCGGTCTTGGTCTTGGCGACGACATCGGCAATCCGGCTGGCCGTGACCTTGCCGCAACGGGCGGCAAACCATTCCTCGGTTTTCTGTTCCATTATTCCTTCTCCATCAGGGTTTTGAGCTCACGCACTTCGCGTTCCAGTCTGCGGACACGCTCCTGCGCCAGTCCCTCACGCATTTCGGCGTCAAGGCGCAGCTTGGTCTGTGTCCGTAAACGCTGTGCGAGAACCTGCGACAGTTCAGAGGCGTCGTCAGCAAGGGCCATAACGTGGCCGACAAGTTCGCCCTCGGTCATGCTTTCGTAGTAGTGAAGGCTCATTTGCCCTCCGCTCGGTCAAGCCATTCAATGGCTCGCATTGCAGCAAGTTCGGCGTCATGCTCTGCCCGCTTGATGGTTTGCTGTGCGCGCAGGACAGCACGAACCCACTCGGTCGCATCTGTTGCGGCTAACGCATCGGCACGGCATTTGACCCATGACGCAGCACTCGCAAGGCCGTTGCCCTTCATAAACCGCTGCCATTCTCCAGCCTGATGGTTCGCTGCCGCTCCCGCTAGGATTGCATAGGTTTCGTTGCGTTCAGACCACATTTCCCGCCATTCCTTGCCGTAGCCGCGTGCGTCGGCAAAGTCCTGATGCGCCTCAATACGCGCCCACATTGCGTCTCGCTTCCAAATTGCGTCAATCATGACAGCACCTTCTTACGCGCCGAGAACTGGTCAACGTGGGCCTCGCGAACCTCGGGAGCCAAACTTTTGAACAGCGCCGTCAGGTCAGCCTGTGTCGCTGCCGCTGCAATCTTCGCCAGCACCTCGGCATCCTGCTTGGGCTTGTTACGGCCCTGTGCTGCCTCGGCGTCGTCGTCGATCTGGGCGAGGCCGACCATGGCTGCGAGGGCATAACGACGAGCGTAGGTAATGCCGCTGCCCTGGCCCTGCGGACTGTCGTCCTTGGTCAAAATGGGACAGTACGACCGCACCCACTCGCCCGACGCGTGCGCCAAGATCGTGACCAACATGGCACGATGCTCGGTCGGCTCAATCGTCTGGATGACGGCAAGATCGTTGTCGGTCAACGGCTTCCTGCAAGCGTCCCAAGACGCTGCGAGGTCGGCGTATTTGCTTTTAAAGAACGGGTTTGCCGAGTCCTTGAGTGCGCCCGTGATGGACGCCTGTGCTTTTGAAAGTGCCGCTGCGAGGGCGGCGATGGATTCTGACTGGTTCACGTTATACCTCCTTCCCCACATAATTTCGTTTCATCTTTCTGGCTTCCGGCTTCGTCAGCACCCGATTCCAGCGCAACATGACGTTGTATTTCGTCATTTCCAGCATTTTGTTGCCGTAACGCAATCTGAAGGTTTCGTTGGCTTTCGGGTCGTCAAAGATGGCAGTCA